CGATGCCGCGGGACAACCAGGGCCCGTCCGCCTTCCTGGACAACGCCTTCGAGTCGATCGACCCGAAGACCGGGCAGCCATGGCCGCCGGGCAACTACCTGGCCCCGATGAAGGACGCCTTCATCATCGGCTGGGGCAACCGGCAGAACGGGGTCTACAACCGGGCCGGTTTCTCCCCGGGTGCCGAGGACGACGGCAACGGCCCGACCGGCCTACTCGTCGACGGCTCCACCTGGAGCTACGACAACACCGGGAACGCGAACTACAAGCTCAACCCGCCGCCGGGATACCGGCAGACCGCGACGTCGATCAGCCTTTACGCGATGTTCTATGCCGAGTACACCGAGACTGTCTACTTCATGGCCCGGCTGTACCGGTCGAACCCCGGGACCGATGCCTGATGGCGCTGACACTCCCCTTTGTCTGGACTAATAAGGCCTCCACCCCGTACACCATCAACTGGCAGATCCTGCGGTATCTCAACGGCAAGCTCTACTCGGTCGTCTTCCAGGACGGTCCCGGCTATCTCGGTCTGCTGGTCTACACCATTGCCACCGACAGCTGGGAGTACAAAACCGGCCCGGTGCCGCACGACAACCATTACGCCCAGAACTACCGCAACCAGTTGGCGGTCGTCGACGGGAAGCTGTACTTCGTCCGGCCCGCATACCGCTGGCCGACTGGGGTGCCGACACATGATGCCGAATTCATTGAGACCTACGGCTCCTTGCAGGTTTACGACGAAAAGGCCGATACCTGGTCCGTATTGGCCACCTTCGATATCGACCTACAGCCGCACTGGCGGCCCTACCAACGATCCAGTGACGGACCTCCTCCGGTAACCGTGCTGGAGGCACCGTGGGACATCACTATAGGTATTGGCACCACGATGTATTCGGTCGGATATGTCGACAAACCCGATCCGCACACCAATGAGCGGGAAACCCAGAATTACCAATTCTGGGGATATGACGTCCGGACCGACACCTTCACCCAGCTTGCCGATCGGCCGACGAATTCCGGTACCTATGCCGGTGACGTGGTACTGGCGGCCAACGGCTCGACCGTCTTCGTCTACGAGAACAACGACGGCGGCATGTTCGTCTCGGCCTACACCATCGCCAGTAATACCTGGGCCAGGCTGCCGACCCCGCCGGGCCCGATAGTGGCTTGGCCGGGTTTCGTTGTCGACGGCACCACCCTGTATATGCTCGGCGGCCGTCTCGACGACGGATCCAACATTCCGCAGAGCGCGATCTATCAACTGCTTCCCGGGGCACCAGCCTGGACAAAAATAGGCGATCTGCCGATTCCCCGGTATGCGTTCGGGTGCATTGTGGCCGAGGGTGGCCTGTACATCACCGCTGGAGCCACTGCCGATCAGACCTGGACCGATAACGTCTACCTCAGTGGTGGGGTTGTCCCGCCGCGCTACCTGCGGATGACCCAGCGGGACGACGGCCTGGGCATCGCCCGCAGCCCGCGGCTGGCCGGCGCCGGCAGCAACGGCAGCAAATCCATCCAGTCGGGCAAGCCGCCCCGGGTGGGTACCAACAACACCTACCGCTGAGGAGACTGCCGTGACCGGTGCGATCGTCATCCCGCTCGCGACGGGCGGGGATGTGCTCAGCGACTGGGCTGCCAACGCCGCGCTGAACTACATCATCCCCAAGAGCGCGGTGCTGGCCGCGCACCTGTCGGATCCGACCGCACTGGGCAATGCCGGGTCCGAGGTCGCCGGCGGTGGCTACCAGCGGCAGCCGATCAGCTTCGCCCCGTCATCCAACCGCACCCGGGTCTGCACCAACGCGCAGATCTTCCCCGGCATGCCACAGTGCATAGTGGCCTATCTCGCCGTCTGGACCGTGATCGGCGGCGGGTTCATGGTCTTCGCCAAGAAGCTGGCCACCCCGATCTCGGTCCTGGCGTCCGGCCAGCTGCTCTCCGCGGTGGGTGACATCGCGATCTCGCTCTAGGACTGCCATACGCGTCGAGTGACGATCAGACTTACGCGGCGACGGTCCATTCCGTATTCGGCGCCAAGTGCCCCTTGGGTGATTCCGCCTGCGGCATAACGTGCACGGATCTCGTTGATCAGAGCCCAGGTCATCTTGGCGTTGTAATTGTTCTCGCCATCTTGAATCCAGCCGTTTCCGTCGGTCACCCGGTCGGCCATGTTCTGTTTCTGGGTCCCCCAGTACAGGTGTTGCCAGTTGAAGCATTTCTGGTTGTGACAGATCACCGGGAGATGAAGCGCGTACATGCCCTGCGGCCTGGGGCCGTGGTGTCGCTCGCAGGCAAGTAGGTGAACTCTGCAGGTGCGACTGCCGATCCGGACCTTCCCGTAACCATCGGTACTGGTTCCGAACGGCCAGATCAGGCATTCGTTGGTGTCGTCGTCGACATGTGCTTCGTAATAGATCCGGGCTTCGCCGAATAAGGTCATGTCAGCCTGCCGATCGGTCTCGTCGATCCAAGGTCAGGCTCTGCCTGGTGTATCAGCACCAGGTGGAGCCGTTCATGCATATGAGGCAGAAGGGGTATTGCCGTGCCTCAGGTCCAGTTACCCTATCCTCCCCAGGACCGGGACCAGCTGTACTGGGCGGTCCAGGCGCTGTTCGGGGTGCGGATCCCGCGGACCAGGGTCTGCCCGGATCACTGCGCGCCGTTCGACGCCTTCGCCGACGCCTACTTCCGGGAGTGCACGCTGCCCGGATTCGAGGGGCCGATCTCCCGGGCCATCTGGCACGCCTCCCGTGGGCTTGCCGGCAAGAGCTACAGCCTGGCCACCCTGGGGCTGTTCTTCGCCTACGTCATCGGCGCCGACATCACCATCCTGGGCGGGTCGCTGGCCCAGTCGAACAACGTGCACGAGTACATGAGCAAGACGATGGAGTTCGACGGCATCCCGAACTCGATGACCATCGACCAGACCGCGACGAAGACCAAGCTGACCAACGAGGGCCGGATCCGCCCGCTGCCCGCCTCCCAGCGCAACGTCCGCGGCCCGCACCCGTCGATCCTGTTGATCGACGAGGCCGACGAGATGGACCTGGACATCTACGACGCCGCACTGGGCCAGCCGCTGCCGCAGCGCAACTACCTCAACGAGACGGTGGACACCTTCACCGTGGTGTCCTCCACCTGGCAGAACCCGGACGGCGCCTTCACCGAGATCCTGCGGCGGGCCGATGAGAAACACGAGCCGTCGTACAAGTGGTGCTACCGGGAGTCGGCGAACCCGGTGGACGGCTGGCTGACCCAGAAGACCATCCAGGAGAAGAAGGACTCGGTCTCCGCGGAGATGTTCCGGGTGGAGTACGACCTGGGCGAGCCGTCCATCGGCAACCGGGCCTTCGACAGTGACGCCGTGGAGAGGGCGTTCTGCCTCAAGTTCGCCCCGACCGACAAGGTGGGCACCGGTCCGGGCTACCTCGAGCACAAGGAGCTCAAGGACTTCCAGGAGTACCGGTTCGCCCGCCGGGCCGACGGCGCCCAGTACGTGGCCGGCGCCGACTGGGCCAAGGAGCAGGACAAGACGGTGATCTGGGTGGCCCGGATCGACGGCCCGCAGCGCGAGCTCGTCTACTTCCTGCGGGCCAACCGGCGGCCCTACCCGCAGATGATCGGCTACCTGAACAAGGCGATCTCCTACTACCGGGTGCCGCTCAAGGGCGTCTGGCACGATTCCACCGGCCTGGGCAACGTGGTCAACGACTACCTCGACATCCGGGCCCGGCCGTTCCCGATGACCGGGGACAAGCGGGCCATCCTGCTCTCGGACTACGTCAACGCGGTGGAGAAGGGCACCTGGCGCATCCCCCGGATCACCAGCGCCTTCATCGAGATGAAGTACTGCAGCACCGGCGACCTGTACAGCTCCGAGAAGAAGTACCACCTGCCGGACACGGTGTGCGCGGCCGCGCTGGCCGAGTACGCGGCCAAGCGGTTCACCGGCACCGGTGCCCCGGTGGTGGTCAAGCGCAGCACCGCCCCGACGTCACTGGACAAGCAGTTCACCGGTGTCGAGAAGCCCGAGCACGCCGAATTGCAGCCGCTGGGCAAGCCGGGATTCAACCTGGTGGTCGACTGATCCTCGCATCTGGCCGGTCTGCCCAGACTGAGGTAATGAGGGGTGACCGCCTGTGACGCGACCTGGGTACAACCTGGACCAGCTCGACGCCGACATCACCGACGAGATCAAGAATCTCTCGCCGATGCTCGAGGTCGGCGCGACCGGCCTGTCCCGCTCCGGCGGGTACATCACCGACGAGTTCCTGCCGCAGCTGCGGGGCCGGCAGGCGGTCAAGGTCTACCGGGAGATGAGCGACAACTCGGCCATCCTGGGCGCCTGGATCTACACGGTGAAGCAGTTGCTCCGGCAGATCGAGTGGCGGGTGGAACCGGCTTCCAGCAAACCGGCGGACAAGCAGAACGCGGACTTCTTCGAGGAATGCCTCGACGACATGGAGGAGACGTTCGCCGACTTCATCTCCGAGGCCTGCTCGATGCTGGTCTACGGCTGGTCCGTGCACGAGATGGTCTACAAGCGCCGACTGGGCCTGTGGAGCCCCGACCCGCGGCATAAGAGCAAGTACAACGACGGCCGCCTGGGCTGGCGCAAGATGCCCATCCGCGGCCAGGAGTCCCTGCTGCGCTGGGTGTTCGCCGAGAACGGCGACGTCGAGGCGATGGTGCAGATGCCGGCGCCGAGTTACGCCAAGCGGGTGCTGGGCATGCGCCGCTGCCTGCTGCTGCGGCCGGACCTGAACAAGGGCTCGCCCGAGGGCCGCAGCCTGCTGCGCACTGCCTACCGGTCCTGGTTCATGACCAAACGATTCGAGGAGATCGAGGCGGTCGGTGTCGAGCGCGACCTGACCGGCCTGCCGGTGGCCTTCGTGCCGCCGAACGTGCTGAACCCCCGGCCGAACAGTGACGACGCCAAGATGCTGGAGGCGGTGAAGAAGGCGGTCACCGCGGTCCGTCGCAACGAGCAGGAGGGCCTGGTCTGGCCGCTGGTCTACGACGATGATCGGAACCTGCAGTACGACTTCAAGCTGCTCACCTCCGGCGGCAGCCGCCAGTTCGACGTCGGCGGGATCATCCAGCGGTACGAGACCCGGATGCTGATGTCGGTGATGGCGGACTTCATCATGACCGGGCACGAGAACTCCGGATCCAGCTACGCACTGCACACCGACAAGTCCGGCATTTTCGAGACCGGGGTGAACGGCATCGCCAAGGCCTTCGCCGACCCGTTCAACCGCAAGGCCATCCCGCAGCTGTTCAAGCTCAACGGGATGCAGCCCGACGACCTGCCGAAGCTGGTGCCCAACAACGTGAACCCGCCGGACCTGGCCCAGCTGGCCGCGTTCATCCAGGCCACCGCCAGTGCCGGGATGACCTGGTTCCCCGACGGCGAGCTGGAACAGTTCATCCGCGACGCCGCGCAGCTACCCAAGGTCGACCCGCAGATCATCGAGATTCACGACGTGCAGATGCGCCAGCAGGCGATCATGGCGCTGGCCCAGCAGAAGATGGAATCGCTGCAGATGCAGCAGCAGGCGATGACCGGCCAGCAGGGCCTGGTGCAGGGCGACCAGCAGATCGCCGGCACCGACCAGACCCAGCAACTCGAGGCGGCCACTGCCAAGAAGGAGCTCGCGGCACCCGCGGCCAAGCCGAAGACCACCGCCAAGGGCAGGGGAGTAGGCAGCCGATGAGCACTCGAGGTGGCTTCAGTGCGTTCGGAGTGGTGCATTTCGCCAAGTCGGAGGTTGCACCCGGCAAGTTCAAGCGGGCGAGGAAGCTGGGCGACAAGAAGAAAGAGAAAGTCCGCAATCTTGTCATCGACCGTCAGATGGCTCGGGATGTCAATAACCCGCCGGAAAGGGCCAGCGCGGCGAACCGGTCACTCGGGCATGCCTATGTCCACCATGCCTACGCAATGCGCGAGGATGCGGGTGCCAAACAAATAACTACCGCAATGAAGCACGAAATTGATCCGACGCATCACACTCCGTCGGCGGTGCACCCCAACATCCATTACGGCCCCAGTGTCAACCCCGAAATGAAGGCCACGCTGGACCGGAGCATCGATCCCAAGCTGGCCGCCAAGTCACCGCATCCCATCGTGATTCACCATGTTCCGGATCTGCACCCCCAAGTCGTCGCCGGTGCCCTGGGGGCACATCCACTGACGGGCGGGCGTGGGCATGTGGCCATCGGACCGGTTCTGCACGAAACCGGACACTGGAACATCCATGAGGACGCCCAGGCGAAAGGCATTACCGGGCCCCGCATTCTCAATCACGAGATAGCGCACGCCTCGCTCAAGGGCAAACCGGTCCATGACCTGAAGCCGGTACGCAATATGGGCGAAGAGTCCAGGGCCGACACGGTGTCCCGGGCCGGTATCTATCGCAGGAGTGGTGCGATCGGAACCCCGAAGGTGTTGCGACAAGTGAAACGAGACAACAAGACACTGCCGAAAGAGTTCCGGGTACCCAAGGCGGAACTGGCGGCGCACGGGGCCTACCACCGGGTCGCCCGCCTGGTCGAACGCGGAATGAAGCTGAGGTAAGCATGCCCGTCAAGAGTCAGGCCCAGTTCCGCGCCATGCAGGCGGCTGCCCACGGCAACTCGACCTTGGGCATCCCGTCCAAGGTCGGCCGGGAGTTCGCCGGCGCCACCTCGAAGAAGAGGCTGCACCGGCTCCCGGCCCGGGTGCACAAGAGCGCGGATCCGGCGTTCGACCAACTCGCCGCCGACACCGTCTACAAGGCGATGACCGCGATGGATCCGGACGCCGCGCTGGTCTTCGGCCGGATCCTGGTCGCCGACGCGGTCTACCACGACCTGCTGGCGCACCGCGGCGAGCTGGCGAAGATGGCCACCGACCAGGCTGCCGAGCGGGCCGAGACGCTCAAGCGGTACTACACCCGCACCGCGGTGAGCAAGGCCCGGCGCGGCGCGGACAACACCCACGAGATCGCCTGCCTGGTGCAGATCGGCAAGGCGTTCGCCTTCAGTGCCGCCGACCGGCAGCGGTATGTCCAGGCCCGGCACCGGGAGCACGGCCGGTTCGTCCAGGAGCACAAGGAGATCCGGACCGACCCGAACGCCGACCCGATCACCGACAAGGACCACCTGAATCGGCTCGGCATCCCGGCGACCAGCGGCCACCCCGATGACGTGGCCCATTACCAGCAGGCCTACGGCCAGATCATGGACATGGTCGGTAACTTCCAGAATCCCGAGCTGGGTGCGGTGCTGCACCTGAAGATCGTCAACGGCAGTGACGAGCGCGAGGTCCAGGTGCCGGTCAGCGGCCCGCGGCCCAATATCGCGGAGAAGCTCAAGCCCCGCGACCGGATCACCTCGGCGGCGGTGTCGGTGGTGCCGAGCATCGGAGCTCCCGGCGCCACCTTCGACGCATTGGCCGCGGCCGGTGCGCCGCGCCTGGGTGCCGGTGCCGCCTATCTGCACGAGGGCGTGCTCAACCCCGGCAAGTTGCGCGAGTACAACCAGCAGCGGCAGAAGGTCACCCCGAACGAGAACTTCTCCTCGGCGGCCCGGGCCTTCAGTCGGCTGGAGCACGGCGGGAAACTGCTGCAGGAGAGCCTGGGCCCGGCCGCGCCGGAGCACCTGCAGTACGCGCTGGCGGTGGCCAACCACATCGGCCAGCTCGGCCCCGAGGCACAAAAGGTGCTCGGCCCGACGGCCGATCGGATGGCCTACCGGTACCGGGGCACCGAGCGCACCCCCGACCCGACCCTGACCCGGGCGTTCGGCCAGCTGCGCCAGCCCGGCCGGTCCAGCCAGGATGTCCGGGACGCGGCGGTCGGCGGTGTCGAAGGCGCCAGAGATGGGGAGTGGGATCCGGGGCCGGTGCTGCGGTACTTCCACCGCCAGCTGCCCAGCCCGGATCTGAACGAGCTGCAGCGCAAGTCCGGGGTGATCCCGCCCAGCGAGGGCATCATCATCGGCGCCAACGGGCAGATCACCCACCAGAGCGTCGGGTTCGCCGACGACTGGTACCTGCCGTTCAACCTGCGGCACCTCAAGTCGCTCAAGGGCGGCGAGTACATCCGGACCCGGACCTTCGGCGGTCCCAGCACCGAGGACATCTACACCGGACTGGTCAGCGGGGCCAAGTCGCTGACCGTGGTCAGCCACAGCGGGGTCTTCACCGTCGACTTCGACAAGAACCTGCGCGGCGGCCGGCGGTTCAACGATAAGGCGGCCCGGATGGTCGCCCGCTACGGCCAGCTGCTGGACGCGGTGCGCTCCGAGCAGGTCAGCCGCGGCGGTATCTCACCGAGCCGGATGAACGAGCTGGCCGAGCAGGCGCGCCGGTTCGAGCCGGACACCAAGTCGGCGGCGTTCAAGAACCGGCTGCGGGAACTGCGGACGACCGAACAGGAGAACCCGCAGCTCTCGGTCGCCGAGACCAACGCGGCGGCGGTGCGCTGGCTCGGTGACGAGGCGATGCGCCGCAAGACCGGCAACGCCCGGGAGTTGGCACCGGCCGACCTGGTCAACGAGGCCATCAACGCGGGGGCCAAGAAGGAGTACCAGGCCAGTCTGCAGCAGGCTGCCACCATGGGAGTCCGGCCGGTGATCTCCGAGGAGGAGTACCGCAATGCGGTGCGCCAGCAGATCTTCGGCGACCGGCCCACCCGGGAGCTGGACGCGGGCCATGTCGCCATCGTCGCCGGGATGCTCGGCAGAACCGACCAGTTCGACCGGGCGATGCGAGCGGCGAACGACGAAAGTGCGAAGAAGGCCCGGGCACTCCGGCTGGACGGTGCCGGCTATGCCGCCGCACTGAGCGCTCTGCAGGAGCAGTTCCCGTACTACATCAACACCCACTACACCGCCTGGCGCGGCGGTGCGGGCGTCGAGGCACTGACCGAGCGGAGCCGGGAGACCGCCCCCGACACCGGGTACGTGGCACCCCGGTTCAACCGGCCGCAGGCGGCGCAGGCCGGTTACTTCAACGACCGGGTGGGCCAGGGCAAGGTGGAGGCGTCCAGTACCCGGTACCAGAACTTCCGGGTGCACGGCGGCAAGCTGCACGACATCGAGGACAAGAGCAAGGCCAAGGACGACAAGGACGAGACCGGCAGCACCGGCGGCCGGTACTCCTCGACCGGCTCGAAGGCCAACGAGGCCGAATCCAAGCGGGCGGCCAGCCTGGCGATGCTGGATGAGTTGTGGGACAAGGAAACGTTCGGCCCCGAGGCCAACTTCGACGGGACCAGGAGCGCGTTCCGCAACATTCGCAAGGACGTTGCAGATCCCAAGTTCCCGGACGGTGCGCTCAAGATCTTCTACGGCGCCAAGGACAAGGCCGAACTCGAGGCGAAACCGCCGAGCGAACTGGACGCCCTGATGGACGACATCCTGAGCATGTCCAGCGGGAAGGAAAAGGTCTTCGCGGTGGACGAGTCCAAGGAACGGACATACAAGAACAGGGGCAAGACGGGGCTCGCCGCCGAGAAGGCGACTCCATTGCCCACCGACCTGGGCGAGCTGGTGCGCGGGGTCGACCGGGACCACGACTTCCCGGGAATCGCCTTCGACCCGGAGCGGGCCAGTGTCGAGGACGTCGAGAGTGCCTACCACGACAACTCCGACATCCAGCGCCTGGTCAAGGCCGGGGAACTGCCGGCGATCGACGACCCGGCGTTCCGATCGAACACCGAGCCGCTGCGCCAGCGGTTACTGGCCACCGACAGTGCCAACATGCGCAGTATCAACGCGGGCCGCCGACCTGCCCCCGATCAGCTGGCCCAGGACAAGCGGGACGCCACCGCACTGGCGCAGGCCGCCCAGTTGCGGCGCAACTGGCTCAAGGCCCAGAACAAGGCCAAGGCGGCAGGAGATGCGGCCGCGGCCGGGGCGCCGACCAACCAGATCTCGATCTTCGGCCTCACCCCGGAGCAGACGGCGATGCTCGGCCTGGGCGGCAGCAGCACATGACCGTCGCCACCGCCCCCGACACGAAGGAGGTGGCGATCGAACTGGCCGCCACCATCCTGGCCATGCAGCAGCATGTCGGACGGGCCCTGTCCGGGCAGACACCACACCTCGGGGACATCGCCGGGCAGGCCCGGATGGCTTTCGGGGCCAAGCTCGCCGACTGGCTCTCGATGGCCGAGCCGGTGGCCCACCGGTTACTGGCCCTGTCGCCGGTCGACGACGCGGACCTGGCCCGCCGTTACACCGGTGAGCTCGGCGAGCACCTGAACGCCGACGCCGCCAGTGCGCTGGCGCACGCGGTGGACGTGCTGACCTCCCGGGGTCAGCATCCCGACGTCGCCTGGCAGCGGGCGGTGGCCGGGTACGGCCTGGACGAGGCGGCCATGCGCGGCTATCTCGGCACGGTGATCGCACCCGACGCCAAGGGGGTCGCGCCCTTGCTGGCCGCCAACAAGAAGATGGCCGCCAAGGCCCTGCTGGCCCAGGCCGAGAAGATCGGCACCCGGGAGGCCGCAGCCTGGTCCACGTTGCCGGCGATCCCGGTGTCCAAGGCCTACGACCCACAGGAGAACCGGGACGAGACCGGCCGCTGGACCGCCGGTGCCCGTGGTGCGCCGAAGGTGAAGACCGAGGCGGGTTCGGGTGGCGACATCGTGGACCGGCTGTTCGGTGATGCAGCACCGGAGGCTCCGGATTCAACGTCGCATTACGCTGCCGTGAACCAGAGTCCGTACGGCGACAAGAGCCACTACGCGCAGAGCCACTACGGCGGCAAGAGCCATTACGGCGGCGAGAGCCACTACGCGCAGAGCCATTACGCGCAAAGTCCCTATGGAGCGCCGAAGGACAGTCATTACGCCAAACCGGCAGCGGTCGGGAGGTCGCACCAGATCTTCCTGCTGGGCGCGAACCTGCCCAGTGCGAAACCGGCAAAGCTGAAACCGGAGACCGTCGAGGGCAACGGCAACATCTTCCTGCCGTACCAGAACGTGGCGAACTACTTCCAGGACAAGAACTTCGAACTGAACCGGCGAGCGACGGTGAACTTCAGCGCCATCAGTGACTACCTCGTCGACATCCACGGCCGGACGAATCCGATCCAGCTCAGCGAGCACGGATCGGGCTGGGATGCCGCCCAGGGCTTCGAGGACGTCGGTGGTGACGAATGGTCCCACCTGGTGCGGAGGGCGACTCCGATCTGGCGGGAGGTCTACGACGATCCGATGCGGATCGCCGTCCAGCTCGATCCGGTGGACCTGTCGACGATCTCCGAGTGGGCCGGATACCCCCCGTCGACCAACAAGCAGGTGTTGCTGCAGCGCATCTCCGACCAGCAGCACATGAGGGAAACCGGCGCGGCGAAGATCAGCAGGAAGAACGAGGTCGACGTCTATGCCGAACCCGGCATCCTGGACGCCTTCGCCGACTACATCACCTGGATGGATCCGACCTGGGTCGGTGACGAGGGTGATCTGTTCCGCCAGGAGCTGGAGGATGCCCTCGGTTCCGACGCGCTGGACGACACCCCGATCCCATCGGTGATGTCGTTCGGGTACGGCCTGCACGAGGACGACCACATGGGCGACATGCGGGGCAGGTACACCGTGGACAGCACGACCTACACCTCGGCGATTCACGAATTCGGGTACGGCGCACCGACCGGCAAGATCGGGCTGCGGGAGATCTACCTCAAGCCGGACCGCGTGTAGAACACCTTTTCAGACTTGGGGTATGCCGCCTCGGTCCCTGCCCGCCGTCGATCCCGTGTTCGCGGGGATCGCCGAGGCGATCTACGGCGACGTCGACCCGCGGGAGATCGCCAAGTTCGCACCGGGTTCCTCCGACCTGCACAGCGACCAGCCGATGACAGCGGCCCAGGCCAAACGGCAGAAGCGGGTCGCCGAGACCGGACTGGCGGCGACCGGGGTTGCCGGTGCCGCCGGGCTGCATGCGGTCACCGCCAGCATCGGAGAACAGAAACGCCGGATGGCGGAGGCCAAGGGGATCGAGCTGCCGGCGGCGAAGGTCGGCAGGGTCGCCGGAGCCCTGAAGCGGATGGGGGTCAAGCCCGCAGTGGCGGCCGGTGTCATCGGCGGCGGCCTGCTCACGCTGCACGGCGTGGAGTTGGCCTCGGATGCCATGGGTGCGCACGCCCAACTCAAGCAGCTCAACCAGGCCAACAAGCAGATCAACAAGGCCTTCCGACTCAAGCCGCTGAACTCCCTGCCGATGCGGGTGCCGAGCCTGCGGGCCAAGCGCCCGAAGCTCAACTTCTCCCCGGCCAACCCGAGGACCAGGAGCGGGCTGTACCAGCCGATGTCCAAGAGCATCCGGTCGGTGTACCGGGGCGGCCGGGCGACGCTGCGGAACGTCTACCGCACCACCGAGCACGCCCGGGGCACCACCGAGCAGGTCGAGAATGCGACCAGATCGGCCGCCGAGGCATCGGCGAAGCTCGGTCGGCTGATTCCCAGCCCGCGTACCGCGGCACTGATCGGGGCCGGCACGGTGGCCACCTTGGCCACTGCGCCCGCCGCCGGTTTCTACGCCGGCGCCCGGGCCGGGGTTCGCAGCCGGGACAAAAAGCGCCCCCGGGCCATGCCGGCCCGGGTGGCCAAGTCGGACCTGGCGGACGTGACCTGGACCGGCGAGATCGCCAAGGTCGACGCCGACAAGCGCCAGGTGTTCGGCTGGGCCTCGGTGTCGGCGGTCAACGGCCAGGAGATCGTCGACCTGCAGGGCGACATCGTGCCCATCGAGGAGATGGAGAAATCGGCCTACCGCTACGTGATCGACTCCCGCAAGGGCGGTGACATGCACCGCCGGGTGGCCAAGTTCGACGAGCCGCTGCACACCGCGGACATGATCGAGAGCTTTGTGGTCACCCCGGAGAAGCTGGAGAAGATGGGCCTGCCTGCGGACTCACTGCCGCACGGCTGGTGGGTCGGCTACCACGTGAACGACGACGAGCAGTGGAACCTGGTGAAATCCGGTGCCCGGACAGGTTTTTCCATACATGGAAAGGGCACCCGGGCCAAAGTGTCCAAGCGGAACATCCCCACCGGTCCCGGCCCGGCGCCGGGTGGCATCCCGGTCAAGACCGGCAAGAAGGTGTTGGTCAACTCCAAGGGAGCCAAGGTGGCGATCGCCCGCGGGTTGCACATGTACGGGCAGGGAATCAGCACGGCGAACCGGGTGCTGGCCACCCATCCGACCCTGCCGCACACCATCCTGCAATTGGTGACCAAGGCCGCCGACCGGCCGAAGATCCGGGTGCGTGCAGAGCAGGCTATCCATCCGCCGGCGGTCAAACTGCACCCGGTCAAGTCCTCGGCGATCCATGCGATGGGCTACCAGCCGCAGACCCGGCGCCTGGCGGTGGAGATGCGCAGCCGCCCGGGCGAGCCGTACGAGTACAAGATGGGCCGCGGCCAGGCGATGGACGCACTGAACGCGCCATCCAAGGGCTACCACTACGCCACCGCGATCCGCGGGAAGGTCAAGCGGGCCAAGGGTTACAGCCCGGCCGACCGGGCCCGGCTGTTCGTCGACCCGGTGTCCAAGATGAGCCCGCTCGTCATACCTCTTGCCGCAGCCGGAGCCGGGAGCGCCGCGGTGATCGGGACCAATGAGCTGCGCCGGCAATTGGCCAACAAGCAAGGAGCAGGCATCCACCCGCTCGGGCCGTACCGCCACCCGATGCGCACCGAGTACAAGCACCTCAAGGTGATCAGCCAGAAGGCGGGCAACCGGCGTCTGGACTCCGCGCACCGGCTCGAGCGGAAGGCCGCCGAACTCACCGGCCCGGCCCGCGTCAAGGTCGCCGATCAGGCCAAGAAGATGCAGGGCCGAGGGGAGAACCTCGCCCGCAGTGCGAGGCAGTGGGGCCGGGCCGGTGAGACCGGGTACATCCGGGCGGTCCGTGCACAGCGCCGGGCGAACGACCGGGGCACGGTGCGCAAGGACTTCGGCGACAAGCCCCCGCCACGTGACGGCAAGTTGCCCGGTGACAACCGCAAGGCCGAGATGGCCAGATCCAGGCGTACTGCCGGATTGAGTACCGCGGGCCTGGGCTATCTGGTCGCCTCCCGGCACAGTGACGTGGCGCCGGGCATGGCGCAGTGGATCACTCGCTCCCCCAAGAAGATCGGCGAAGCCGAACACGCCACCAAGATCGCCCGGCGGGCGGCCCGGATCGGGCGGCTGTCCACCAAGGGCGGTGCGGCCCTGGTTGCCGGCGGGCTCGCCTTGGCCGGTGAGGGCGCCTACAGCGACCTGCACAACCGGGGGTCGTTCGCCCGGACCGGCAATCAGGCCAAGAAGAAGTTCCAGTCCTTCGGCAAGGCGTACGACCCGGAGAAGAACCGGCACAACCGGCAGGCCGTGTACTCCGGTGCGCTGTCCGGCGGTGCGGTCCTGGCCGGGGGTCATGCGGTCAAGACCGGGCGGAAGGCGAGGGCCGTCGACCGGGAGGCGGCCGCCACGATGGAGCACGCGAACGCGGCGCACCTCGACCTGCAGAACACCCTGGCCGCCATGCGGACCGCGAGCCCGGAACACAGGGCGGTGCAGACCTCGCTGAGCGACCTGGCCAAGCCGGGCGCGACGGCGCCGACCAAGGGCCAGCTGCACCAACTGGTCGCGGCGCACAAGAAGGCGACAGAGAACCCGGCCCACATCACCCGGGCGACCACGGCCCACAACCAGGCGATCACCCACCAGCTCAGGTCGACCGAGTTGGCCGGGAAAGCCAAAGGCCTGCGCCGGATCTCGCGGGGTTCGGCACTCGGCACAGCAGCACTGGGCGCAGCCGCGCTCGGAGTACACACCTATGACCGTCACCGTGGCGGCCGTTCGTACGCCTACTAGGAGGCAGTTGTGAGCATGTCCGCTTTCGGCGTCTACGACGACCGGTTGATCGAGAAGAGTGTCTGGAGCTCAGGAGCGAAGGCGGTGCGCCGGGGTGTCGGCCGGGCGCAGGTGGCCACGATCCGGGGTGCGAGCCGGGCCGGCGGGGCGGTCGGGCGAGCCCAGGCGCAAGGCGCGGCGACCTACGGCCATGCCAGGGGAGCCGCACAGGCGGCATACAAGAGCGGCCGGAAGGTGGTGGCCGACACGGCCAGCACCGCGGGCAACCGCGCCACGGCCGGAATGTCGGCGATCAAGGGCGGCGCGACCACAGCCGGGGCCACCCTGGCCGGCAACGTCCGGATGGCCGGAGCGATCGGGGCACACGAGACCAGGCAGGCCGCCGGTCGCCTCCGGGCATTGCCGACGAACCGGAAGATCATCTACGGCGGTGCCGCCGGTGTTGGTGCCGCCGGTACCGGAGGCGGCGTGTACGCGTACAACCGCCGCAGGAACAGCTAGCTCTGCGTCTTGCAAGCCCCCCGAGACTTAAACCGAGGGAGGCCACGTGCCGAAGCGGCCAGTTCAGCGGATCACCGACATGGAGATCGACGAGGTCTCCATGGTCGACCGTGCCGCCAATACATCCGCCTCGATTGTGTTCTCCAAGCGCGCTGACCAGGAGGAAAGCATGCCCGATTACTTCGACGAGGCCGGGAATCCCATCGACCTCAGTGAGTTCGAGGAGGGCGACATCCTCGAGGACGAAGACGGCAACCAGTTCGAGGTCACCTTCGACGACGACGACGACAGGGATCCCGGCACTGACGGCGATTACGGCGACTACGACTACGCCCCCGATGACGAACTCGTCGAGGTCGGCAAGTCGGCCTTCGGTTACGACCCCGGCGACGCGGTGATCGCCGGGATCCGCCAGGAGTTGTCCAAGGCGGTCAGCGAGGAGGACCGGGATGTGGTGCTGTCCAAGGCATTCACCACCCTGTCCAAGCGGGCCCAGGCCGCCGAGGCGCGGCTGGCCGAATCCGAGCAGATCGCCAAGAGCGAGCGGGACCTGCGGCTGACCCGCGAGTACATCTCCAAGGCCGCCGAGTACAACGTGCCGGTCGACCCGGAGGAGTTGGGCCCGGTACTCATGCGGGCCGCCGAGGCGCTGTCCTTCGACGACTGCGCGGTGATCCACAAGGCGCTGGCCGCATCCGGCGAGATGCTCTACGTCGAGGCGGGTTACGACGGGGCCGCCGAGGTCGAGGACCCGATGGCGCAGATCGAGGAGTACCTCGCCGACGGAGTGTCCAAGAGCGGCAACGGTTCTACCGCCACCGCCATGACCGAGTTCTTCGACAACAACCCGGGCGCCTACGACGCGCTCCGGGCCGAGCGGCTCTGAGGGCGGATCCATGGCATACGACGAAACACTCCGGACCATCAGCCTGGACTCCGACGCGTCCATCGGTTTCTACACCGGTGTGCCCGGGGCCCGCGGCTCGCTGGATCCCAACGGCGGCATGCAGTACCACTTCGTCGACATCACCGGGCCGCACCAGGCCGGGTTGGTGACAGCCGTCGGCGGCGACTCGGTCGGGGTGCTGCAGAACAAGCCGCAGTACGCCGGCGAGGCGGCCACCGTCGCCATCGCCGGCGCGACGCTGCTGGTGGCCAGCGGAACCCTGACCGCCGGGGACAAGGTCCAGGCCACCGCCACCGGTGCCGGAATTTTGGCCACCACTGGACAGGTCCTGGGCAAGGTCATCATCGGCGCCCCCAGCGGCGCATTGGCCACCGTGCTTCTACGGGTTAACTGAGAGGTAGCAGCACATGCCACAGCTTCCCGGCGGTCCTGATCTGCACATCGACCGACCGCTGACCAACGTCTCGATCGCCTACTTCCAGGACCCGAACGACTTCATCGCCGACAAGGTCTTCCCGGCCATACCGAGCGACAAGCGATCCGACCTGTACTGGAAGTACACCAAGTCGGACTGGCGCCGCACGGACGCGCAGAAGCGCGCCCCCGGTACCGAGTCGGCGGGCATCGGCTGGTCGAACCAGAGCGACAACTACTACTGCGACGTCTATGCCGCACACGTCGACATCGACGCGCAGACCAGGGCGAACGCGGACACCAACTGGAACCTGGATTCCGACGCCACCCGGCTGATCACCCAGCACCTGCTGCTGCTCAAGGACAAGCAGTGGGCCGCAAAGTACTTCGCCACCGGTCAGTGGGGCCTGGAGTACACCGGGGTCGCCGCCGGCCCGACCGGGACCCAGTTCCTGCAATGGGACCAGGCCGCCTCCGATCCACTGCGGGTCACCACCTCGTGGTTCACCGCCTTCCGGCTCTCTGTCGGCCGCAAGGCCAACTTCATGGTCATCGGCACCGACGTGTGGTCGGCGCTCAAGAACCACCCGGCGATCCTGGACCGGATCAAGTACACCCAGAAGGGCGTCGTCACCGAGGAGCTGGTGGCCGAGTTCTTCGGCATCGACAAGCTCTACATCGGCTACGCCAGCCAGGCCACCGGCCCGTCGATCAACGACGGCAAGGCCCAGGACGCGGCCGCGGTCTACAGCTGGATGATGAACCCGAAGGCCATGCTGTTCGGCTACGCACCCGCCCGCCCGGGCCTTCTGGAACCCAGCGCCGGGTACACGTTCAACTGGAAGGGCTACGGGGCCGGGAACAAGTACGGCCTGACGATGAGCAACTTCCCCGACCTGAAGACCCGCTCGGATCGGATCGAGGGCGAGGCGGCGTATTCCATGAAGCAGGTCTCCAAGGACTGCGGAGTCTTCATCAACTCAGCCGTCAGCTGACAGTCCGGGCCGCGCTCGCCACCCCCCCCGCCGACGCGGCCCGGCTTTCGGGGTGAGGAGATGAACAGATGATCGAGACCTATGCGGCCTTCCGTCGCGTCCTGGTCGGCCTGAGCTACCGCGAACCCGGCGAGCCGCTCCCCGAAGCCCACCTGTGGACCATGACCGAGAGCCTGCTCGAGCACCACGAGATCCAGAAGGCACGGATGTCGGAGGCCGACTTCGCGGCCGCGGTGGCCAAGTACTGCCCCGGGGACGCGGACCGGATCTACGCCCTGCTGGGGATCACCCCGCTGGAACTGCCGAACGCGGAGCACACCGGTCCCGGCCGCGCGCCGCGCACCGTGCTGACCAGCTCCAAGCCAACGCCGATCAAGCCGGTGCAGACCAAGCCGGCGGAGATCAAGCCCATCACGGACGGATAGCCGATGTCCTACAGCGGCGACCCGTCCTCCTCGGGCCTGGATGCGGTGCGCTTCTGGGCGCAGGACACCGGGAACCCGGGGCTGCTCAGTGACAACGAGATCGAATACCTGATCGCCTTCTCCGGCCTGGATCCGGACCTGACGCCGGTCGACATCGCGGCGCTGGCCGCCGACCGGATCGCGGCGAAGTACGCCGGGATGGTCTCGATCAACGCCGACGGGGTCAGCTACTCCGGCGACCAGCTCTATCAGAAGTACCAGGCGCTGGCCAAGGAGCTGCGGCAGTCCGCCAAGACGATGCAGGGCTGGAACGCGGTGCCGTTCGCGGGCGCGTCGCCACTGGGCATGCAGTTCGCCGTCGGCATGCACGACAACCCGCAGGCCGCACTGCAGACCCAGTACCTGGATCCGTACGGGGATGATGAGCTGCAGACGGTGGTCAACACCGATACCGGGAAGGTCAATTGAGCGATGCCCACCGTCGATCCGGCCGTGATCGCGGCGGTCCGCACGTACACCGAGTCCAACATGGACGGGCTGGTCACCATCCTGCGCGGTGGGGTCGGGGTGCTGGATCCGGTCACCGGCAAGATGGGCGGGCTGTCCAATGCCAAGCAGATCTACGGCGACCCGGTACCCGACGGCGTCATCGGCACCATCGGTGCCAAGGCCCGGGTGCACCCGGTGTCCGGGCAGGGCTCGTTGTCGCTGGGTCCGGGCCAGATCAATGTCAGGGAGACCACCGTGTCCATCCCGTGGAGTGCCCAGGTGCCGCAGCGCGACGACATCGTGTTGATCCGCGACGCCGGCCAGGACGACACCCTCACCGGTGCCGCACTGCGGGTGGTCGAGGTCGCTGGCGGCGGGTACTTCGGCGACGCCCGGCGGCTGTCCTGCACCACCTGGGGCTACTCCGCCCAATGGGACGGCAACGGCTGATGGCGAACCAGAGCATCTCCGTGTCCCAGTACGCCCAGGAGCTGGGGTATGCCGCCACCACCGGGGCGAGCCGTCTTGCTACCTCGCTGACGGCCAGTGCCAGCGTGGAGGCCAAGACCGGTGCCGCCGTCCAGATACCGGGTGCGGCCCTGCGCTCCGTGCTGGCCCAGCACCGCAAGCGGGCCGGTACCTCGGCCGGTGGCGTGAGCAGCGACCAGGTGCCCAGGATCGCCGACCGGATGGCGGACCGGGCCCTGGACGAGGGTGCATCGCTGCTGTCCGGAGGCGACAAGTGACCGCCCCGCTGCTGCGCTCCCCGCTGACCACGCTGGTGTTGACCACCCTGCGCGAGGTCGGCATCGACATCGGCGACGGCGAGCTGCCGGACGCCAGCTGGATCGGCCAGCCGAACCTGCCCGGATCGACTTACGAGCCGTTCGCGGTGCTGTCCGAGCTGACCGCGGACCACGCCGAGGGACCGTTCGCCGCCAGCCAGGGGGACTGGCGGATGCCGTACATGGTGGAATGCTTCGGCATCCGCCGGGAGCAGGTGTCCTGGACGGCGGACAAGCTGCGTGGCGGGCTGAACCAACTGCGGTTCTCAAAGCTGTTGCTGGGCACGGATTCCTACAAGATCCAGTACGTCCGGACCGACTCCTTCGGGGCGCCCACCCAGATCAATGTGACCTATCCAGTGTTCTGGCACCAGCAGGACAGCACCACCCTGTACCTGACCAAGGAGATCGCTCCTGCGTGATGACAGCCCCGAGACACTGAATCGAGAGGTCCGGCAACGGTCACCGATTCAAGGAGCTAGATCATGGGTCGTTTCATCCCGAACGAGAACAGTTTCATCGGGTTCACCCTCGGCCCGATCGGTGTCATGCCGGCTCCCAGTGGAGTGACCGCGATAGCGGCACCCGGCACCATCCCGGCCAGCACCGTGTCCTACGTGGTCACCGCGTACAACCAGACCGGGGAGACCGCCGGGTCCACCGCCGCCTCCCTGGTGCTCGCCTCCGCCGGCGGTGCCACCCTGACCTGGTCCGCGGTGCCCGGCGCCGACGGCTACCGGGTCTACGGCCGGTCCGCCACTGCAGGTGGGCACAAGCTGCTGGTGCAGCTGGGCAACGCGTTGACCTGGACCGACAGCGGTGCCGCCGTCCCGCAGGTGACTGTCCCGCCCACCGCCGGGACCGCGTCCAACCTGGACGCGCCGTCGGTGGCCGATGTGCACAGCTGTATCGAACTGACCGAGTTCGTCTCCGGGATCAACTTCGCCGCGCAGGGCAACGTGGTCCCCACCCCGAACCTCAAGCAACTGTTCGAGACCTCCATCGAGGGCACCAGCCAGGCCACCGCGACGATGGACTGCTACCGCGACGACGAGATCGACGCGGCCTGGGAAGCGTTGCCGCGCCGGACGAAGGGCTTCATCTTCGTCACCCGGTTCGGCAACATGCCGGACACCCCCGGGGACCACTGCGAGGTGTGGCCGATCCGGGTGTCCAGCCGCACGAACGCGAACCTGACCAACAACACCCCGGCCACCTTCACCCTCACGTTCGCCGTGGTGCAGTCACCCGCCGAGGATGCTGTCGTCGTCGCCTGATATCGATTGGGTGATTCGCGTGGATATGCTCGATGCCTGCGCTACTGCGCGCCATCGAGAGGAATTCCATGGCCCCTACCGTGCCCGACGTCGAAATCAGGGCGCACCAGCGCACCAAGGCCAAGCGGGCGACTCTGCAGACACTGATGGCCAAGAAGGCCAATCGCGACGAGTTCTCCGTGCCATTCGGTGCCGACGGGGAACAGGTGAGCTTCCTATATGTCGCGATCGGGGCGATGGAATACGACGCCCTGCTCACCGAGCACCCGCCGCTGCCGGAACAGCGGTTGGCCGGAGCCTCGTTCAACATCAACACCTTCGCCCCGGCCCTGCTGTCCAAGGTGTGCCGAGAGCCTGCTATCGACAAGGCGGGCTGGACCGAACTCTGGGAATCGCCGACCTGGGGGCGCGGGGAATTGATGGGGCTGTTCACCCGGGCCGGGGCCCTGTGCTCCAGGGAAATCGACCCACTCCCTATCTACGCAGGCTGAGGGCGGACTCGAAATTCTTCTTCGAGCTTCAGTTCTGCAACGAGCATGGCATTCCGCATTCACAGTTCCTGGCCTGGGATCCGGTCGACCAGATCAAAATGCTGGCGTTCGCGATCGTGAAGAACGAGCACTGCGTCATGTGCGGTACCTCGCAATGGGAATGGGACCCGAAGCAGGGCGGCAAGCGGGCCGCCTACGAGGCGGTCGAGGTGTTCTGTCCCGGCTGCTACGCCAAGGCCTCGATGCGTCAGCTGGATGCGGGCCGTAACACCGACGGCATCACCGTCGAGCTGGTGCCGAACGACACCAGCCTGGACACCGCCAGGCGGCGGGTCAGCACCAAGCGGATGAGGCGGGACCGGGGATGACCTCCTTCGCAGATCCGGGCGGCATGCCGCAGCAGGCGGACGACACCCGCGACGTCCAGGTCAACCTCAACGCCGACGTCTCCGGGTACACCGCCCAGGTCACCGCCGCTCAGCAGGCGACCATGGGGCTGGCCACCGGTGTCGACAGGCTGGCCAGCAGCATGGGCGGACTGGCCAAGTTCGCCGGGCGGCAGTTGCTCCATTTCAGTTTCGGGACCGGCGCCGCGATCAGTGGCGCCGTCGCCGACGCCGCCAGCCTGGAGAAGCAGCTGGGCACCCTGCGGGCCACCACCACGGTGACCGGCGCCTCGATGGGCGAGATGAAGCGCCAGCTGGACAATGCGTTCAGCTCGTTCCCGGTGGCCCGGAGCGACCTGGTCCAGCTCATGGGCACCGTCACCAATCTGGGTGTCGTTGCACCGAAAACCGTTGGGATAGCGACCAGTTCCTACACCAAGCTCGGTGCGGCCGCCGGTGAGGATCCGAACCAACTGGCCAGCGGTGGACTGCAGCTGAACCGGCAGATGGGCAACCTCGATCCGTCCATGATCGACAAGTACAACAATGCCCTGCTCACCGTCAGCAAGAACAACGGTGTCGCGGTCAGCAGTGTGCAGGACTTCTCCTCGGCGATCGCGCCCATGGCCCGGGCGGCCGGGATCGGCGAGGCCGCGGTCATGGGTATCGCGACGGCGTTCGCCAAGACCGGTTCCGACGGCGCCCTGGCGGCGAACACCTTCAACTCGCTGCTCGCCGACATGACCAAGCTGTCCCAGACCGGTAGCCCGGATCTGGTGAAGTACGCCAACTTCGTCGGGAAGGGGGTCGAGCAGTTCCGAGGCGAGGGTGGGACCCAGCAGACCACCCAGCTGTTTGACCAGCTGGCCAAGGGCGACCAGCGGGCCAGCAACTTCCTGGAAAGTCAGGGGTACTCCACCCGTGCCCTCAGGACCTATACGGCCATCGGCCAGGGTGGTGGCCTGCAGCCGTATATCAGCCAGGCCCAGGATGCCAGCCACGACAGCAAGAACCTGGACAACGCCTCGCAGGCCGCCTTCTCCGGGCTGACCAACTCGATCACCATGGTGATGAACGAGTTCACCAAGCTCGGCGAGATGATCGGGCAGCCGTTCCTCGGGCCGCTCACCGATGCGGTCAAGGCCTTCGGCAAGCTGATGGAGACCCTCAACAAGATCATCGCGGCGATGGGGCCGATACCCGGCTGGATGGCAGCCTTCGCCGGCGCCCTGGCGCTCCCGATCGGGCTGGCCGTCGCCAACATGGGCCGAATTGCCACCATGTCCCTGATCAAGGGGGCGGTCGGCAAGGGCAGCATGCCACGGGTCGCTCACGCCGCGGGCGTGGAAGCCGGGCAGAACATCGCCGCTGGCATGGATGCCGACGAGGCCATGCTGATGACCAAGTCCGGCACCCGGGTGCTGAACCAGGAGGCGAACCTCCGGACCAGGATCCCGTACCAGATGGGCATGGATCGGGGGGCGGCCCTGGCGGCCAGGGCGGCGTACGGCGGTCCGGTGACCCCCACCCCGGTGCAGATGGCCCGCACCGGGTTCGGCAAGGCGTGGGCCGGAACACTGGGCGGTGCCCGGTGGATTATGGGCAGCCAGACCGACATCAACCGGGAGCAGGGACTGGTGGGCGACGAGAAGGTCGCCAACATCCCGGGTGCCAAACCCCGGCTCGGCGGGTTCATCGAGTCCGTGCGGACCGGTACCAATATGCGCGGGGTGGCCGCCGAGGCCGGAGCACTGGTCAGTTCATCGGTGGCGGCCGGGGCCAGCATGACCGCCACGGCGATCGGCATGACAGCCAAGGCGACAGCCACCGCCGCCGCCAACACCGCGGCCAAGGCGGCCGATGCCGCCAACGCCAAGATCATGGGTTCCGGTATCGGCAGGTTCGCCTCGAAGATGGGCGTGCCCGCACCACCGCCGATCCAGCCCGCAGTGGCACCGGTGGTGGCGGCAGGTGCCCAGGCGGTGGAGAAGACGGCCGGCCTGGGCGCCCGGGCCATGGGTGCGGTCGGCGGTTTCGTCTCCAATCCGCTCGTCATGATCGGTTCGATGATCGCGATACCGCTGATCGGCAGCTTGATCCAGAAGTCGCATGATGCCGAGGCCAAGCGGCTGGACACGAGCACGGCACTGTCCGGGGCCACCCCGTACGACCAGGCACTGGACAAGACCTCGACACACCTGGCCAATTTCGGGGATTCCCTCGAGTCCGCGGCCAAGCGGCTGGACCAGTTCGCCAACACCCCGATCAACCAACTGGGCACGGTGCAACCGGAGGACGTCACTGCGGTATCCAACAAGGACTACAAGGTCACCGACGCCAAGTTGACCTCGGTGGTCAACCAGGCGAAGGCGAACGCCGCGGCGGCGGAGAAGAAGAAGCCCGGCAGCGGTGCGGGCATCGTCGAGGCGGCCGTGGGCAATTACCTGGACACCCAGTCGGCCGAGGGCATACCCACGGGCGACAGGTTCGTCAAGATGAGGCAGGACGTCCTGGCCTCGATCGGTTACGACCAGGCCGGGTCGGACCAGACCAGTGCGATCATGACCGCCTTCGGTCAACGGGACACTCTCAAAAAAGGTGCGGTGCTGGCTCCCCCCGACTTCAAGGCGATCGCCACGCTGGCCAGGACTGCCGGGTTTGCCCCGGGCAACATCGAAGAAGCCAAGAACATCTTCGGCACCGGTGTGAGTGCACTGAAAGCTGACACACAGGACTTCAAGGCCCCCGGGGCCAAGGCGAACATCATGAACCTGTTGTCCATGGGTGCCACCTTCGCCGGTGGCAAGGCCGAGAAATTAGATCTAGCGGCACAGCGGTCACGGGAAGAGGCCTTCGGCCAGGACCTGCAGCAATCGCTCAAAGTGGACCCGAAGGAATGGGAGAAGGCCAAGGCTGACGCCGAGACAAAACTGGGCACTCGTATCTACCGACAAGGCCTCAAGGTTCCCCGTGGCGCGTCCGGGGCTGCCCTTGTCGATTCGACCTATCGCAACGAAGCTGACGTCCAGCAGGTCTACGCCATGGCCTTCGCCAACACCACGAGCGGCAAAAGCCTGATGTCGTCCTACGGGCTCACCCCGCAACAACTGATGGCGGGAATAGTGAACCCGGGCGCACTGCCGACGACCCAGAACACCACGACCACCGAGCAGGACCTCGAACGCACCAAGGGACCGCTGGGCCAGTGGACGGCAGGCAACAAGAACATCCAGGCGGCGGTGACCGGCGGCGACGTGGGCGACCCGGCGGCCCAGTACCGGGCCGCGCAGGCACTGGCCGACCAGGCCACCAAGCAGACCAGCGGCAACCTGGTCACCGCGGGCAAGAACCTGCAGGTCTTCTCCGACAACATGGGTGGAATCAGCAACCCGCTGGGTGCGATCAGCGCCCAGGCCGTCACGCTGACGCAGCGGGTACAGGATCTCAAGGCCGCCACCATGAGCCGCGAGGGCCAGTTCGTAATGGCCCAGCAGGGAGCTCAGGCCGGCCAGGAGATGATCAACCGCGGTGCCAGCGGGGCCACCCTCGACTTGGCCAAGGCCAAGATCGCGGGCGGTGAGGACGCCCGCGAGACCCTCCGGCAGACCATGATCGGCCAGATCCAGACGGTCAAGGGGTTCATCACCGGCCAGGAGCGGCAGGTCCAGGCCAATACGCTGCAGGTCGGCAGGAGCAATCGCGACTTCACGCTGCAGCAGGGGTACGCCGCCCAGGACTACGGCATCCAGCGCGGGCGTTCCCAGTTCGGCTTCAGGCGTTCTCAGGACCGTGCCGCGCTGGCGAACACGATCAACATCGCCCGGTCCAACGAGGCCTTCGGGATCCAGCAGACCCAGGCCACCGAGGATTACAACATCCAGCGCCAGCGCGCCAATGAGGACTACGGCGTGCAGCGGCTGCGGGCCGAGCAGAACAACAACATCCAGGTGCTGCGGGCCCAGCAGGACTTCCAGCTGCAGTCCCTGCGGGCACAGGAGGACTACCAGACCAACGCCACCCGGACCACCGCGGACCATCTGCGGGACCTGCAGCGGCAGGCGGAGGACGCGGCGAAGACCATCTACGACCCGTTCGCCCGGACCCAGGCCAAGGCCACCACCGATGCCGGCACCCTGGTCTACAACCTGCAGGAGCAGAACGCCGACATCGCACGACAGACGAAGGAGCTCAAAAGGCTCAAGGCCCAAGGCATCTCGCAGCAGACTATCGACACGCTGAACCTGGGCGATGCCAGCCAGGCCCAGGAGGTCGACTCGCTGACCACCTCGATAGGTCTCGACCCGGCAAAGGCCAAGCAGATCAACGCCCAGGTGGCCACCCGGGCCACGAGTACCAGGGCGCTGACCCAGGACCCGTCACTGAACCAGTCCTTCCGGCGCGGGGAGCAGGACTTCTCCCAGCAGATGACCAGGAGCTCGGAGGACTTCTCCAAGAGCCAGAAGCGGGCCGCGCAGGACCAGAGCAAGACCATGAAGCACATGTCCGAGGACTTCTCCCGGACCCAGGCCCAGGCTGCGCAGGACCAGGCAAAGACCATGTCGCACATGGCCACCGACAACGAGAAGACCCAGAAGCGGGCGGCCGACGCGCAGGCGCTGAGCCTCAAGCACATGGGCGAGGATTTCGCCCTGAGCCAGAAGCAGGCCAAGGAGGATCAGGACACCACCCTGGCGAACATGGACGCCGACTTCACCAAGACCCGGGATCATGCCGTCGCCGCGCACAAGCAGGCGCTGGCCGACATGGCCCTGGATCTGAAGACCGCACAGCACCAGGCCGCCGAGGACCTGGTGACCTCACTGACGCAGTACACCGGTGGTTTCGGCACCGTCATGACCCAGCTGTCCGACCTGGCCCTGGGGGGCCTCAAGAAATATGCGCCGGCAGCGACGGCCATCATCATCAAGGCGGGGGCCGAGATCCAGGCCGCTTTCAAGGCCCTGCCCCCCTTGCCGAATTTTCTCAAGCTCACCGGGTCACCCACCCCGGGAGCGCCAGGGACTCTCGGGCCGAACTACGGGATCCCGCAGACCCCCCACCCGGCACATGTTCCAAACACACCACCACCGGGACATCCGAATACCGGAGCCCTGGCACCGGGAACGGGCACACTCGGGCCGAATTACGGGCTCTCGCAGGGATCCCGGCCTTTCGCGTTCGGCGGTATCTCGCTGACCCAACAGCAGGCGGTGGTGTCCGAGCACGGCCCGGAGCTGCACCTGCCGCTGAACAGCCGCGGTGAGAACTTCCTGACCGGGCTGATCGCCAAGTCGCTGGCCGGCGGCATCACCCAGGCGATCGCCGGGGTTCCGGCCACGGCCGCGTCGACGACCCACGACAACTCGATCAGCTTCGCCGGCGCCGAGATCCAGGTGGTGGCCCAGGACCCGAACCAGATGGCGAAAGAACTGGCGGGCAAGGCCAAACTGGCTCGGCTGGCGAGCCCTGTTCGGCACTGATCGGCCGATTTTGGGCACAAAAAAAGGCCAGGTACCGGGCCGCCCCCGAAGGGACGGCCCGATACCTGGTCCTAGATTGCCACCTCGTCGCCATAAATGATCAGCTCTGGTGCTTGGCCGGAGGATGCCACCCTGGCCCGCACGTACAGCGACTGCGTGAAAGCTCTCCGCTTGTCGAGCCGTCGGGCTCGCTCTTCCAAGAGCCGAGTGAACGTATCTCTGGCGATCTTGTTCACGGGGGTGGGTTCACCGTTTAGCGCGTAGGTGAACAGCAGAATCGAATTTCGGTTGGCATACTCCAAGGCTGTTTTGGTGTACCCGGTCAGAGAGAAGCACCACAGCTCTTTGGGAGTATGTTTCCGATTGCCTTGGTGTTCGAAGGCGCGAGCACCGTACAACTGTTGCAGAGCTGGCCTGCTGGTCTTCGTTTTTTCGTACTTCACCTGGGCCAAGGCCTTTGTCGAGCGAACGTCGATACCTTCATCAGCGCCCGGTGGAGTGACTTCAGCGTCATAACCCAGAGCGTTCATCAAGGCCGCGGCGTTCTTTTCAGCCTGTTCCCAATTTTCGATCTGCCGGGGTGTGCCAGACCAGTAGATCGATCGCCCGGTGGATCTATCCAGGTAGCGCCCTGGCGGATGGAGTATCGAGAACTTCCATGTCTCGACTGGTCTATCGGTGAGTAGTGCTTCCATCTCTGGTCCTTGTCTCTGTGCGTTTTGGGTATGCAAAAGGCCCCCGTGTCGAACCACGACACGGGGGCCTTCTGTGTGTAACGCCGCTTGATCCTCACCGGCAGGGTACGTCTTGGGGCACAGGCTGGTGAGGCCTTACCTTCTGACTGCCCACGACTCCATAAGGAGCGGTACATCCATTGTATCACGAAACCCCAAGTGCCACAACACTTCTCACTCCTCGGGGTCACGCCAGTGCGGATCCGGGTAATGCCAGCGGGCGTAATCGGGCCCGGTCTCCACCTCGGGTGCGAGACGCTCGTACTCGGCGGCGGCGATTCTGGGGTCCTCGCCGTCGTCGTTCTCGTCCCAGTCCTCGATCTCAGCCACGGCCGCTCTCCGCTTCTGGGTCCGGTGGTTCGTACGCCTGCAGCCAACAGGACCGCCAGCCGCCGACCACCGTGCCGGTCAGGTCACTGCGGTAGCCGATCCTATCGATCACATAGGAGCCGACCATCGAGTAGATCGTCCGATGTGAAGCGCCGCCGAGGGCCGGTTGGCCGACGGTGCCGGGATGCAGGTCCCCGGTGTGCAGCAGGAAGTTCTGCACCGGGTTGACGCTGACCCAGTACTCCGCCCGGAGTCCGGCCAGGATCTTGTCCAGCTTCACCCCGTCGGGGCCGCACAGCTGCGGCTCCTGCCAGACCAGGTAATCCAGGGCGGCGCCACCCAGGTCCTCGTCCGGTTTGTTCGCGATCGCATCGGCGACCGCGAACAGGCTGGTTCTGGTCGCCGGGAAACCGAGCAGGTGGGAGAAGTTGCTCAGGCCGGTGTTGCTGTAGATCTGCCCGACCCATTCCGGATCGGCGGCCAGCTGTGCCCGCAGTGCCAGCGCCTCCTCCATCGGCATGTCGTACTCGTCGCGGAAGTCGTCCCAGCCGTCGGGATGGAATGTGTCGCTTTCCTTCTCGACGGTGATGGCCAGGATCTCGCACAGCTCGTCCGGGTCAATGCACTCCCAGCCCAGGGACTCCAGGGCGTCGTCGAAGTTGACGACGTTGCCGGGCCGCCACATCTCCTCGGAGTCCCAGCCCTCGAAACAACGCTCGTATTCGAAGGCCGACATCCACAGCAGCTGTTCGGTGACCTTCGGTTCCCGTGGCGGCGGGAGCAGGACAAAGATCTTGTTGACCTTCGATCCGGGTTTCGGACGGCGGCCGGCAGTGGTCTTGGCGTAATGGCTGGGAGCAGCAGCAGCGTAATGACTAGGAGCGGTGGCGGCTGCGGCGTAATGGCTGGGAATGCCGGCGTAATGGCTGGGGGTGTTGGCGTAATGGCTCTTGGCGTAGTGGCTGGCTGCATAGTGGCTTGGTTCTGCCACGGTGATGTTGTTCAGTAACTCATCGAGCTCTTTGACTTTTGCTTGCGGTTGGCTCATTGCCTTCCTTTCAGATGGACACAGAACGGCCCCGCACCCAAGGGATGCGGGGCCGTTCTTCGGTGGATTGTCGCGCTACCAGGAAGCGCGGTAGATCACCTGGTACTTGCCGGTGCGCAGGTCCGGATTGTTGATCACGTTCTTCTCCAGGTCCTGCACGGTCTGCTCCAGATCGGAGAAATACCACTCGTCGTAGTCGGTCGGGCCGAAGAAGAATCCGGCCTGGGACGGCAGCAGCTCCCCCGCCAGGTCGTGGTTCGCCAGTACCTTCTTGCACAGCTCGTAGAGCTCCGGCAGCTGCTCGCTGTGCACCAGGACCGGCGTGCAGTCGTCCACCCCGTTCGCGCAGGTGCGGATGAACCAGCCGTGAATCGCATTGGCCTTGCGCCAGTAGATCAATTCATTGCTGCCCTTCCAGTTGTCCCGATTGCCGTACCACTCATCGGCGGACATCTCAGCCGGCTTTTCCTTGTACTCGCCGTGCAGGGTGTCGATGTCGGTCGGGTCGAAATTCTTTTCAACTCTCAATAGGTACATGTCGAGGCCCACGATCAGTCCTTTCTCGGTGGAAGATGCAATTGCTGGGCGTCCATCAGGTTCTCGTCCAGGGTCTTGGCCGTGTCCCAGAACAGAACCGTGCACTCCGGATTGGGGCAGAGTCCCAGCCGGTGGGGCCGGACCAATGTGGCCGGTTCCGATCCGCACAACGGGCAGGTGGGACAGCCGGTGGTCAACGCCGGGGCGCAATCGGTTGATTGACCGCAGCGGCGACGCCGTGGTCGGCGACCCATTGGTCCACCTGCAGCGCGGACTCCCGGTAGGTCAACCCTGCGTCCGGGTCGTGCATCAGCGCGCACCAGTAGGCGTGGTCCCGCAAGTGCCCGATGCCGCCGATACCGGCCCGCAGCAGGCACTCCCGGTGCGCCCGGAGCGCACCGCTGTTGAGCGGGCTGCTCTCCTCACCCTCACCGATCTTCTCGTCGCACAGGGCGCAGGGCACCCCGTCGACCGCGGTGGTCACAGCACCGCCACTATGTCGTCGAGCTGCTCCGGGTCGAGCGAGCTCGCGATCATGGTCAGCACCAGGTGGGTCATCCGGTGGTTCCCGTTGATCCGCAGTGCCCGGTCCAGGCAGGTGTGGGCCAGTGCCCCGTCGCCGAGGCGGTAGGCGAACAGGCCGGCGGTGGCGCACAGGTCCGCGACCATCAGGATCTCGGGGGTCGCGGCGCCGGGTGCCGGATCGGGGACCCGGCGGCAGGTCCGCAGCAGGGCGGGCAGGACCTGCTCGGCCCGGGTCATGTTGGTGATCATGAACCTGTCCCGCAGGACGATGTTGCCCATCGCCCGCAGGACCGCCGCGTCGGCCTGCTCCGTGCTGTCGGCGTCGAACTCCACCCGGGCCTGCAGTGCCGCCCGGTTCGGCTCGACGACCTTGCCCTTGCCGACCTCCTCGGCCTGGAGTTCCAGGAGCAGCTCGTGCGGATCGTTCGGGGCGAACACCGTGCTCAGCACGGGCAGGCCGCAGTCGCGCAGCTTGTCCTCGAGGTTGTACGGGTCGACGGTGATGCCGTAGAACATCAGCGCGCAGGACTCGGAATGCTTGAGCGCGGCCTCGGCCAGTTGCTCCGCCATGCCCTGCGGGTCCTCGAAATAGTCGGTCATGTCCACCCGCATCACCGGCCGGAGCTGATTCTTCGGTCCCTGCATGCAGGCCAGCACCACCGAATCGGCGGGGTGGAAGCCCAGGATCATCGGGACCACCGACAGCAGTCCCTCGCTGCCGTTGATGAGGAAGGTGTGCACCGGCTTGGTGTTCATCCGACCCTCACCTTTTTCGATTCAGACACTTGGTTCCCTCTCTCTTCGTGGCACCACGACGGCCGTGATGCGCTGGACGTGCTCCAACTCGCGGCGGATGTGCCGGGTCGGCCGTGCGGTGAGCTCCTGTCCGTGCAGGCCCCAGCAGAACTGGCAGTCGGCGCAGTGCAGCTCCGGCCCGTCGCCGAGGTCGTAGGGCACTCGCCAGGTCTTTGCCTTGCATCTTGGACAGGTGCTCGGTACTCGCTGGGTCACTTCTTCTCTTCCTCCGGTTCGTCCTTGCCCAGGCGATTGGCAACCGCCATGGCGTGCCGCAGTGCGGCGATCTCGAGGGCCTCCCATAGGCCCTTGTTCCTGGGCTGCAGGGCGAACAGCCGGGCCGTCACCCGCAGCACGGAGCCGCTGGTCCGGGTGTCGGTGTCGTCGATCGGCTCCATCACGACCATGTCGTAGTGCTCGCCCGCCTCGACGGCGTACTGGAACAGCTGGTCCTCGGTCTTGCCGACGATCTTCGGTTTGTCCTGCGTCATCGCTGCATCGCCTCCTGGTGGCGTTCGACGAAGTAGGCCAGAGTCCTCTGGACCCTGGCCACGTCGTCGAAGTTGATGGTGAATTCGCTGCCGGTACTGTCGTCGGCGAACACCACCCGGTCGTCGGCCGGATTGATGTCGTCGATGTACTGGACGAGCAGGGAGTCGTTGATCCGGGTCATCACATGCCCCCGCCCGGCTTGCCGCGGTTCTCCCGCAGCCGGGTCAGGAAGGTGCCGATGGCGTCCGGATCCATCCCCATGTCGTTGTGCATCACTGCCCAGATTCCGGCATCGGACTCGGCCGCATCGGCACAGGCGAGCAGGGCCAGCGCATGCTGGCGGCACTGGGTCGGGCTCAGCTGCCCGGACTCGGGGCCCCAGCGCAGGGTGACGAAACCCTCCCCGGTGAAGACCGAGACACCGGAGAACATCACGATCATCTGCTCGTCGTCGCCGGTCACGGCTGGCGTCCCGGCATGAACTCCAGCTCCTCCGGCTTGGCCGCCTTCGGCACGGTGTCCCGGCCGAGGCGGACGAGCACGTGCTGGTCGGTGACCCGGACGATGTGCCCAACCTCGGCCTCCTCGCCGGCGGTATAGAGCACCCGCAGGTCCAGGCAGAGCCGGGCCTCCTCGAGAGTGATCATCTGATCCGCTCCGATTCCTTGAAGGCGGCCAATGCATCCGATGCCCGCAGTACCTCCACCCGCTCCGGCACTGAGTCCAGTGCCTTCTTCAGCCGCTGGTGCATCTCGTCGTTGCCGAGCCGGTGGATCAGGTCGACATAGATCCGCACCATCAATGCCAGCTCTTCGTCGTCAGTCAAGTCGAGCTCGATCACGGGGCCACCCACCGCCCGGTGGCACTGCTGGGCTGGCCGACCTTGATGTAGCACGGCGTACAGAGGAAGTGGCCGTTGCTCTTGTTGAGCGTGCCCTCCTGTGTCCAGACATAGTCATCGGGACTGAAGTCCTCACGGTCCTCGTCCGGATCCAGAATGGCGTCCGCCGAATACTCCTCTAGCTCGCTCGGCTTCTTGCCGCAGTGGATGCAGATCGCCTGCGGGCGCCCGCTGGTTTCCGCCGCCCATCTGGAGAACTGGCGATCGGGTGGGTCCTCGGTCATTCGGTTCCTTTCCTCGTTGAGTCAGTGGTCTGGTACCGCAGTTCGGCCAAGGCCTCGATGCGGGCCAGGTGATACCAGCGCACCGGCACCCGGTTGTTATTGGTCGACTGGGTGCACGGCTTGCCGGGCTGGGCGTTACAGGCCGGGCACACCATGTCGCGGGTGTGCATGTCCTCCGGTCGCTTGTCGGGCATGGAATTCCTTTCTTGTCGGAGACGGCAAACGGGGCAGGAAGCTCTCGCCTCCTGCCCCGTCCGGGATTACATCGCAGGACTATGACAGATAGCCCTTGGTGGCGCACCAGGCATCGAGATAGGCCAGCGACTGCTCGGCCTCCCGGCTGGCACTGATCTTGAACGGGCGGGTGCCGTCGCCCGGATACAGGTACACATGGCCCCCGCTGCGGTGCTGGATGCGCCAGCGCAGGCCATGCCGGCTGACCACCTCGCTGACCTTTACCCGGACGGGCCGGGGGAACGAGCGCAGGTCGTGGTCATCGGATCTCATCGGACTGTCTTCGGTTGTCCCTGGCCACCAGGTGGTCGAAGACGATCCGGGCGGCACAGACCACCAGGATGCCGAACACGATCACCGGCCAGGTGAAAAACCAATCGGTGAAACTCATACTCGCTCCTCATTGATTGACGGGGCTTGTTCGCCCCGGCGTGACATGCGGCTTGATCTTCGCGTGCTTGGCGCACAGGTGAAGCGGGATGTTCTCGATCTCGGTGTCCCGGCAGTCCTGGTACGCACAGGGTTTGGGCGCGATCAGGGCATCCTCGGGACACCCCACCCAGTGCTTGCGATCATCGAAATGCCAGCTGATGAGCGTCCCGCACCGGACGCATCGCAGGTAAGAGGGCCGATCATTCACCCTTGGAGATTCTCACCCGACCAGGCATCCCATCCGGCGCAATGCCGCATGCAACATCGCCTCGCGCAGCGACTGTGGCATCGAGTCCACGATCGGTGGCGGTGGCGGATCCGGATTGAACAGGTCGGACATGGCACCACTGATGCCGTGCTCCCGGCTGTTGAGCTGCACCTGGTCACCCCATTGCAACGGCGGCCCGGAACTGTAGGGCAGGCAGGTCACCTGGACCGCGCCGAACCGCTCGTGCTCACTGATCACCAGCGCGTCGGACACCCAGCCCTTCTCCCGGCCGTCGTTGTCGGCCAGCTCCTGCATGTCACCGGGTTCCCAGTCCTGGCCGGTGAGCGGGTTCTTTTCCAGGGCGCTGTGGTAGGTGTCGCTCATCGTCACCAATTTGTCCGCGGACAGCAGCAGCGCCATCAGCTTGCCCACGGTGTCCACCCGCTGGCCTTCCGGGACACTCACTATCAATTCCAGATGTTCGTCCCGGAAGGCCATGATGGTCGGCGGGAAAAAACCCTCGTTCGACACGAACGTCGACTTGGCGATCTCCACGAAGCTCATGTCCTCGAAGTCGGTCACAACGTGATTCACCTTCTTTCATTTGCTTGCGTTCATCGCATGGATGGCCTGCACAACTTTCACGATGTGTTGATCGGCCATGACCTCGGCCAGCTCCGCCGGGGTCGGTGCTCGCATTTCCAGATCGTTCCCGGTGTAGATACTGATCGCGGCGCAGTAGAGGCAGACCCCCACCGCACCCTCGAACGGCCTGTCCGGGCCCGGTGCGTCGTTGGCCGCCGTGTAGTCGTCGTTCGGCGACCCGCACGACCAGCAGGCTGGCTTGGTCATTGCACTGGCCCCGGTGGCTCGGCCTGCCAGGCCACCAGGCGCCCGTCGACCAGGCCCATGCCGTACCGCATGTCCTCGGTCCAGGTCTTCAGGTCGGTGGGCATCCGCCAGAAGGTCTTGGGGTCCTTCCCGGGTATCACGACCACTTCTCGCTCTCCCCACAACTGGTCGCGGCGGTGCTGTCCGCTCACTGAAGGCTCTCCTCGATCCGGTCGGCCACCTGCCGCAGGATCCCGGGCAGGTCCGCGGTGATGTCGCCGCGGGCCTGCACCGAGAAGCCGCTGCCCCGGTTGCCGTTGAACACGTGCAGGATGATCGCGCTGGCCTGCGTCGAGGCCATCAAGTCGGTGACCTCCTGGTCGTAGATCCCGGGGCCGACTGGCATTAGGCGTATTCCTCCTCGTCGTCGTAGTCCAGATCCCCAGCCTCCCGGTCATGGACGGTATGGATGGCATCCACCAGGTTGTCGCCGCGGATCATGGCATCGACCCCGGCCCGCAGTGCGAGCAGGCTGTTCTCCCCGTTGAACAGTGCGATGGCCGCCCGGTCGTCGATGTCGAGCACCCGGGCGGCATAGTCCTGGATGCTCATGTAGTGCCGGCCCTGGACACAGACATTGCCGGGACAGTCGCACAGGTCCGGGTCGCCGATGATCTCGGTTGACGGGTGGTGGTAGCGGCCGTCGTCCGCCGCCCATTTGACCAGGCGCAGCGCACCCACCCAGCCGGCGAAACAGAACGCGGTGGTGCACGCCGGGTTCAGCGGGTCGTCGTGATACTCCTCGACGGCGCTCTCGTAACCGTTGATCTCCAACCGCCAGCTGCCCTGCGTCCAGCGCAGCTGGTTGTCCTCGATCAGTGTCAGCACCTCGACGGCCAGGTCGGTGCCCTGCAGCTCGCTCAGCCGGACTAGTTCGGCCCTGGCCTGTTCGTCGGTCTCGATCTTGATCATTTTTGGGGCTCCTTTTTCGGATTTAATTGAGTGGTTATATCAGGCCGAGGGTGAGCATCGGGCTCTCGCACCCCTCGGGGCAGTGACCGTCCTGTTCGATCACGTTGCCGTGCGGGCATTCCAGCAGGCAGCTAGAGCCCATCTCCGGGTCGTGCACCGACCAGTCCTCGGGCAGTACTGCTTCCAGGGCCGCTACGAATGCATCCATTGCAAATCCTTCCGTTGAAACGAAAAAGCCACACCCGACTGGGTGTGGCCGTAGTGCGAAAATCCCCATCACTTGGTGCGTTCGGCGATCTCGTCGTTGATCACGCCCTTGCACTCCACCAGCGCCCAGCCGTTGGGCTCGTTGAAGTGGTCCATGCCGTAGACCTGTGAGTTCTCGTTGATCACGGTCCAGTCCGGGTCGACGATCCGGTAGCGCAGCACATCCCCGCTGACCCAGGCGTTGAACTCGGCAAACGCGGCCACCACCCCCTCCATCAAAGAGGCTTCGGTGGAATTGACCAGCCCCCAGTCGTCCACCGTTTCGGCGGGCAACATCAGCAAACCGATCCAGCCGGAGTCCCAGCCGCCCGGATCGGTCCAGTGCTCGGCGTCCCCGAGGTAGACCATCACCCCGGAGTGCTCCAACGCCGAGACCGGCAGCACCACCTTCATGCCGTGGGCCACCTTCAGCCAGCGGGCGACCAGCGCCAGCGCGCCGCGCGGACCGTGCAGGTTCTTGGTGACGCCGCGCTGGTAGATCTGTTCCAACGCGCCTTCCAGCCGGTCCACCCACGCTTTGTCGGTGGACCAGCCGAAGTGCCGCTCGGCGTTCTTGTGCAGCACCAGCATCGGTGAACCCTCGAGTTCAACGAACGGGTTCGGGGCATCGTCATCGGCCAGGATTTCGATCGTGTAGCCCCGGTAGGTGATGGTATCGAGCACCTCATCCATGCGCCTGCATCCTTTCCGCCGGCGGTAGGTAGATCCGCAGGCCGTCGATCTCGGTGCCGGAGAACCCACCGGGCGCCAGTGGGTACACCCCCTGCAGGCCGGGTGGGTACTGCTCGCGATCGACGAAAGCCTCGGCGTCCTCCCAGCTGTCGAAGATCAGCCCACCGACCCTGCGCACCAGCTCGTACTCCTGCCGGGTGTTCAGTATCCGGGGCTCCAATCCGTGCTGGAAGCCCAGATTCCCGGCATACCCACAGCCCGAGTGCTGCACGATGACATACCCGAAGGCATGTCGGTGCCCGGTCATTGAAACACCGCCGCGAACCGCGTCGGGATCTCGGACAGCGGGATCCGGGTCAACATCGCCGGCGGCACCCGCAGGTAGCGGTTGTGATCACCGCCGAGTCTGGTGACGTTGACCTTGTCCATCTTGTCGGCAATCACGACCCATAATCCGATCTGGGCCCTGACCGTGACGACCTCGCCGATGATGAAGATCGACGGCGGGATCGGCGGCACCGAATCGGCGGCCGGGTCGTACAGGTGCAGCAGGTACGGCGGCATCCGGGCCTGTCGGCCGGGCCGGAAGCTGCCGTCGGGGTTGACCGGCGTCAGTGCCACGTTCTTCGGCAAGTGACGCATGACTTTGTACAGCCCCGGACAGCGGGGATCGTCGATGGTGACGATGGATTCCAGCGGCAGCCGGGTCTCGTTCTCGGTGGTCATAATTTCCTTTCCTGTTTTCGGGCACAAAAAAAGCCCCCGAGACGGGTGTCTCGAAGGCGAACCACTGCATCGCTTCCTGGTGGGTGTTCCCTCCGTTGGGCCCCACGTCTGTCGGCGACACATACATCATACCAACTGCGATGCCGAAATCCCAACCGGCGCAATGCTTCTCGGTTACAGGTTCTTGGTGACCTCTTTGACCAATTCGGTCAAGGCGTCGGCGGGATTGACAGAGCAGCCGACGCACAGCCCGTCGTCGGCCAGGGCTGTATGGCCGTCCCGGGCTATGCACGGAGTCATGTCGGAAGTAGCACGCGGGCAACCGATGTACTCCGGCGTGTCGTCGTAGCGGCCGTAGCCGAGTGGTCCGATGGTCATTTGCTTCCTTTTCCTTTGATCTCGACACTGCCCCGCGGCACCATTTCCGCGTATCCACACTTCTGGCACACCATTTTCTGCGGCACCGGCACGGCCGTGTTGTCGGCGAACACGGCCTCAAGGTTCGGGTATTCCTCCAGCCGCAGTCCCGGCGGCTCGTTACCCTTCTGCCCGCACTCCCGGCACTGTGCCCAGGCCATCACTGGTCCTCGGCCGGCAGTTCGACGGTCTCGATCCGCCGGGGGAAGAATG